CAATGTCATCTCTTAGTTTAATCACTACAAAGAATCCCACATCATCTACTTCGGATTTCCATAATTTTCCAGTTTTATCTCTATATGAATCTACGACTTCTCCAACTTGAACATTTGAATGATTAGTCATTACATTTCTAAACTTTGAATCTCCCATGAATTTTTTAACTGATTCTTGTAATGCTTTTAATGTAATCAAATCGTTTTGTTTATCTACAATTTCAATGCTCGCATATCCACCAATCATTAAATCGTCGTTGCTTTTGAGAATGTTGAACTCATCATTCCTTGTAGCCATGACGCTTATACTCATGTTGCTCAAACCTTCCTATTGTCTTTGAGTATATAATAGACACGGCTCTATTTAGTAGGGAGGGTCAATTCTTTATACCTATCCTCATAGATATTCCACACTCCCCCATCCGATTCATCATCAGCAGGAGTTTGTTTATATCCCGACCATGCTAGCCACATTTCCTTGTTATCTACTTTAAGCCTTCTAATATTAAACTTAGTTTCAAACTTATTCCCTTCTAAGAAATATTCGTGATAACCATGCTTTTGTATTCCTAATCTTATGCTACCTTCATCTAGAAGTTTTCTCTTAGAAATGTTATTAGCAATCATAGCAGGGAATTTTCCGGCTTTACCAAACAACTCAAATATATCGCCATCATCTTCTAAATCAATAAGCCAATTCAATGTTTCGTCTTTAAGTTTAATAACTAAGTTTAAATTATCATCATCTCTAAGATATAACTTAAACTTACCATCTCTGTATTCCTTTGGGGTTTTATATTCCTTAAGAATATTTTCTTCTTGTAGTATTTTATCATCTTCCGAATAAAGTTTATTGGTCTTTTCATCATATGAAATGCCATCTCTTTGCTTCATCCAGTCTTTAAGTTTATCTAATTTACTTTCTAGAATATCTTCGTATAAATCCTTGTGGTTCTTAACTAAGAAGTTATGTAGTGCTTTGATAGTTTGTGGGCCTTTCGTTTTCATAAACTGAAAACCTGCCACTGTTAAACGAGATTGCTTGGTTTTCATAATTTCTTCCGCTTGGTGTTTCCATAAATCCAAATCTACTAAAGCGTTTTTAGCCATCAAATTGTCTTCCTCGAAACCATAGATAGTAAACCCATCCATGTCTCCTTTAATTAGAATAGAGGCTTCTCCGTGAATATGGTCGGTTATTGTAATCCCTTTTTTAAGGGCTTCAACATTATAATTTAATGATTTTTCTCCGTCATTGGATAGCATCTCAAGAGTAATCAATTTGTCGGGGTGTCTTGCTTCGGGTAATTCTATAACCTTAGCGGAGTGAACGCTGTATATGTCGCCCTTCTTCTTAACATGGTCTATTTTTACTCTCACTATGCTTCCTAAGTCAGCACTGATTTTAGTGTTAAGAGCCTTACCAACAAGCATATAGGTTTTACCTTCTATTTCCTGATAGTGTTTTCCTTCTCCTTCTGTTGGCCCTGCACCCAAAGAATAAGCGTAATTACCACCAGATGATTTCTTATCAAGAACAATCAAATCTAAATCAACAAAACTCTTCCATTTAATCCATTTAGGGTTTTTCTTAGTCCCAACATAGTAAGTAGATGTAGAGTCTTTAATGACCACTCCCTCTGCTGTCGGCATTTCCATTATTGCCCTAGAGTATTCTTCAATATCTTTAATAGAATCTGCTAAACGAGTATCTTTCTTAGAAGGGAAAGTTAAATCTTCACTTGAATGAATAGAGTAATTATTAAACATTAATTGCATTCGCTGAGTTAAAGTATCTTCTAGTAGCGATTTTTCATTATGTCTTAGTAAATCAAACATGTGCATTCTCAATCTACCGTCTGGATTTTTATCATTAAAAACATGAGAAATAGTTTCTGCTCTATCAAGTGCTTCATCCCCCTTAAACAATAACAAAGAACCATCTAAAATACAATCACCGAAGTGTTTCTTTTCTAATTCTTCTACTTGTTTTTTACACTTAGAAGTAATGTCTTTACCATCAAAAGAGAACACTTTAACCTTCTTATCTATTTTTTGCATTTGAATACGAAGCCCGTCATATTTTTCTTGAACATAATATTCGCCACTAAAACCTTTAAGTTCTTTAATATCATCTATTTCAAAAATACGATACATTGGTTTATTAGGAACGATAAAATCAGACTGAGATTTCTCTTCACTAGATTTCTTTTCTTCGGCTTTCTTAACAGGCAAGCCCTCAATTTCTTCTAATTCACTCCATTCACCCTTATCATTCTTAGATAAGAATATTAACTCTAATAGATTCATCGCTGCCTTCACTTTAGATTTGACTTTGTTTGAGTCTTTTCCATCCCCATAATGTTCTATAATATACAGGTCTATGTCATCCGATTCTAGGTCAAGACCCTTAAGACCCTCCGTAATATCGTCGGGTTCGATGTCTTTAACAGCGTAAATGTCTGGAGATAGTGCTTTACTGTCTTCTCTAATAGCATAGTGAACGAATTTAACCATGTTACCCGTTGAAGATAACAATGCTTCTAAGACTTCACCTTTGAATCTTTTAGCGAAAGGGTCATCTATGGATTCGGAAGAATAGCGAAGTTTCTTTATTCCTTCAAATACCTTTTCAGCATTTTGTGATTGTGGGTCTTTAACATCGTCTGCTTCTAAATCAGAAATCTCAATAAAGTTCTTTAACTCATTTGAAAGTTGATTATTGTTTTCATAGGCTTCTGTAATACCATCTATTGCACTACGCCACTTTGCCCCGTATTCTTTAGGGTCTGTGCGAGCAGATAGATAAGCCACTCTTACTTTTTCAAATAAGCGAACAATTTCATCCGATGTGGACTTATCCTTTTCAAGAAGATAAGCCATTTATTTCACCTATGAACTTCTACCGAAATACATGGTTAATTCTTTTAAATCATCCACTATTTCTTTCATATCGCTTTCCATTTTACCTTGTTTGCTCAAAGGAGAAGTTAAATACTCTGAAGTAATTTTCTTCATAGCGGCTTCTAATGCAGTAAAAGTTTCATTTGCCATTTGTTGCTGCTCTTCTGTAAATTCGACATCTCTATCATCTTTCTTAAAGTCACCAAATCCACCTTTGCTTTTAGCAAGCATATTCATTTGTTTGGTTAATTCTCTATAAGCAACCTTTACTTGAAGTTGTGTTTGTTTTAGTTCTTTTGTTTCTTCTTCGTTTAAAACGCCCTTAGCGAGTTGTTTTTCAATTTCTCTATCTTTTTGAAGAACGAATGCTCTTGCCATACGAATAGATTTTACCGATTCTGTCTTTCCTTTCTTAATTTTACCACTTGTAAACTCTTCTCCACCGGCATTAGCATGAACCTTGTCTTGCTTAATACCATGCTTAGATGCTTTAGCCTTTGGTCGTTTAACCTTTTCAATAATAGGCTTAGTGTCTTCACCATCTCGTAGTGCTTCTAATGTTTCTCTTGCTTTAAGAATTGCTAATTCGATTATTTTTTCTTCTCTTGTTACTTTTTCCGGCATTATTGTCCACCTACCTTTTCGACCATTTTATGAATGTCAGACCAGTCCATACTTCCAACATCTCCCATAGGAGAAGAAATACCGCTACCATTATTCATGTTTGGGCTTGGACTTTGAGAAACAACTAAACCGGACTTCATCAATAGATTATCCTGATGATATACTGTTTTTTCTAGATTTTCAATCTTTTCTGTTAAAGCCTTAAGAATGGCTAATAACTCTTCATTTTGTTCTGTCATTTTTCATCACCTTTTTTCTTTGGATAAACTAAATCTCTTAATTGCCGATACAGCAACTCGTAGTCCTTACGAAGTTCAGTAGCGGAAGCCACTATGTCAATGTTCCTATCATCCATTGACTTCATTTTTTTCTTGAGTTTATTATCGGACTTAACTAGGTCTAAGTCCTTAAGAACATCAATTAACTCACCCATTTGAGTAAAGTCCTTTCCGAAAAATTCTGTCGGTTGTGCCGATTGTAGAACCTTTTTAAGACGCTTTCTTTGTTTAGCATCTAATCCGTCAAGCAGTTTTTTTGGCGTGTCTTTCTTATCCTCTTTGAGAATAATTTCTTTTCCTTCTTCGTAAAAATCCCATGTCATTCTTCTTCCCCCGATTCAATTTCATCCAATATTTTATCATTTAGTTTTTCTCTAACTTTTATGGTAGATTCAA